GTTTTCCTAAATGCCAAACAACAAGACTGTATCTTGTGCCAGCGGTTACGGGTTTAACTCTGTGCCATACAAAAGAAGGAAACACAATAATAGATCCTTTAGGTAAAATTTCTTTTGCTCTTCTTAAATGTTTAGCTTCATCTCTCATATGTGGATCGTAGTTTCTAAAATCAAATTCTAACTCACCACCTGTATATTTGGAACCATCTGTTAATTGACACGTCATAGATAGTTTTCGAATTTTACCAAAGTCAGGTCCTTCTTTTTCATAAGGTTTGTCCCAACTATCACAATGCCAATCATAGTATTGGTTGTGTTTATATTTTGTAAACTGACATGACTCACTTCTATCCCATTCATAATTCCAACCAGCATTTTTGTTAGCCATATGAACATATGGATGTAATTCTTTATAGATCCAAGTATCATTTAACCAAACTAAATCAGAGTTTCTTTTTCTTTTTAAATCTTTTATTTCTTCTTTTTTTAATTTTCTATCTCCATAGCCACCAGTTCTAGCCATAACTTCTTCTTGTTGATTTGCATAAGCTATTACATCATCACAAAACTTTGGTGTAAGTGCTCCAGGAAAATGCCAGTAGTAATTAGATATATTCATAAGTTATTGTTTGCACAAAATTTAATGAATCTTTTTGATTGTTGGTTAGGTAATACATATTCGTTGATGGAAACATAATGAACATATTATTTTTAAGTTCTATATCCCAACTTCTTCCTTTACGTCTGTTATCTTCATAATGTATTCTAACAAAACAATCTTTAACTTTAACGCCGTAAAGCATAGTAAAGTCTGGAGAGTTACGTAGATCCACCGGATCAATATTTAATAAAGGAATTGTTGTCTCATTGGGTTTATAGATATTTCCCCACGTTGATTTGTTAACTAAATTAATGCTGTGTTCAAGACCAATAAAGTCTCTCATATAAGTATTTAATTTATCGAAAGTTTGTGAAAATTGTAATTTTTTATTGGTTAAACTAGAATGTAAAATATGATGAACTAGTTCAACTCTATCTATCTCCCAATGTTCCGGCATTGAAACATCTCCATAATACAGGGCCTGTTCTGTTAATACTTTCTTATTCATAACTATTATATGTATATAATTGTTATATATTTTTATAAAAAAATGTCAATATGATTAAAAAAATTTGATCTAGATCAATTATGCTTCGAAAGTTTTATCCCAAGATTGACCAACTTCATTCCACACATAATAAGTACCCGCTGCTTTTTCTTCATCAGTTAGATTATCTGGAGAATCACCGATTGGTGATTGCCATCTAGCTTCTGAATTATTTTTTACCCAAGATGCATAAGGTTTTTTAGGCCAAAAAATTTGATCGTCCTCGTCCCAAGTATAACCTATACCTGCGTAGTTTCCTCTAAAAGGTGTACCACCACTATTGTGAGTTCCGCCAGAAGTATTGTAAGAAGTTTGAATCCACAAATGAGCAGGCCAGTTATTATGTTGTTCTAAATATTGTTGTCCAACAGTTTCAGTCTCAAGGTTTTCTGAATTTAACATATCAACATTGTTTAATGTCAGTACTGTTAGTACTTCATTTGTTTCTGATATTTTTGCAAAATGTGCCATAATTAATTTATATAGTTAAAATTTATAACTAACCTTTCAGTTTTATCAGTTTGTATGTTTGCATTGTGTTTTGTTTTACCATCAAAAAATACAATTCTATTTTCTTTATCATTAACTTTTTTATTATCAATAGTTGTTGAACCATTTGTTGTTGTTAAATAATAAATAGCTGTTTCATATTTTTCCACATCTTTTAAATCTGTGTGTTTAGTATGTGAATTTTTTTCTTTGTTTGTTAAATATAAATTAGATTTAACTCTTATAAAATTTTTTGCTTTTCTTTTTTTAATAATTTTTTCTAATAAATTTTTTATCAAATCAAATTTATAACTTTTTATACTATCACTTAAAAAACTATGTTGAAACATTGGTTGTATTTTTGTATCATAATCTAAAGACTTTTGACAATAAAACCAATTAAAATCTCCATGTAACATTTCTTTTTTAATTTTGTTTAGTTCTTTTTTATTTATAAAATTATCTACTATCATCATAAACCTATTGAAATTTATACCTTATCATTACTACACCAGAACCACCAGTGCCACCAGTACCTGTAGCTGGACTAGTGTTTGCACCACCACCACCACCACCAGTATTACCTGTCCCATTAACTCCATTACCACCTTGAGTTCCTGCACCTCCTCCGCCAGTTCCTCCTGGTTGAGCACCAGAACCACCTGCTCCGCCACCACCACCAGCAAAATATCTTGCACTTACTGGGCCTGGAGTTCCATAACTTGGTGCTGTTGGACCAACAAAACCAGGTGCTATAAAAGAACCTGCTCCACCTGCACCAGTTGTTGGAACTGAAGCATTTGCACCACTACACGCAGCTCCGCCACCGCCACCACCATTTCTTGAAGGGTTAGGTGCTGGTGAACCTTGTGATGGTATAGGTGTTCCTACACCTCCAGTATTACCTTGTGGTGGACTAACTGGTGGAGTATTTCCTGCACCACCATTTTGGGATGTTGAGTTACCTCTACCACCTCCTGCTCCAGAACCGCCAGAAGTGTTAGTTCCATCAGCAGCTACATTTGAACCACCACCACCTGCGGATGTTATACTTGAAAAAATTGAACTTGCACCAGATACACCTGCCTGAGCATTACATTCTCCTGATGTATCTCCACCTGCACCTCCTGCACCTACTGTAATTGGATATGCCTGAGCTGGTACTGCTAAACCTGCTGGTGCCGCTAAAGGAGAAGTTGTTGGTGCTGATAATGAATAACTATTAGATAATCTAAAACCACCTGCTCCACCACCACCGAGTCCTTGATTAGATGATTTATAAACAGCACTTCCGCCTCCACCTGCAACTACAAAATAATCTACTGTATCTGCTCCGTCTGGAGTTCCACCATTAGATACACAAAATGTCCCAGGTCCTGTAAAAACATGTGTTTTAAAATCACCATCAGTTAAAATAGTTCCACCAGTTGCTTCAATAAAAGGACTGACCACTGCACCACCAGCACCAAATCCTAAGACTTGATAACCGAATGACTTACCTTTTCTTTTTTGTATATTTTTTGTGTTCTTACTTGATGTAAGTTTATTTTTTAAATCTCTCATATCTAAATTCCTTATGCGTCGTTAGCAGCGTCAGTAGTAAAGAATATTTTGATACCTAAAAGTCTTGCATCACCAGTAAATGTATCTGAACCGTCTGCTGCTAATCTTAATAATTGAAAGTAAGTTTGTTGATCTACTGCAGGAGAACCTGCAATTGTAACTGCACTACTTACAGCTGAAACTTGTTGATCTTCTACTGTTCCTATACCAGCGTCTGTAACAGTTACTGCTGTTCCGTAAGCAATATCAATAGTATCACTATCACCACAAGAAACACCTTGTAATTGAAATAAACAGTTACCTGTATTTGTATTACTTGGAGTCCAAAAGCATTGGTAAGTAATTGTTCCTTCATTCCAAGATTTTGGAAAAGCAACTGAAAATTGTGCAAACTCATTTGTACCTGCATCAAAATCTAATACTTTCATATCAGGTCTTAAAGCTGTAGTTTCAACTTGTTGAGGGTCAGCACCATTAGTTGTAGCTCCATACATTGCTGAAGCTGGAACCCACATAGTCTCTGTTCCTGCAATTTTAACTGCAGCGGTTGCACTTTTAAGTACACCTGTTCCTTTAGGGTTTAAATTTATATCAACATTAGTTTCACCTGTTGCTGATAAAATTGGTCCATTGCCTGTTGAAGCATTAGCTAAAGTTAATTCATTAACTGCTGAACCTGTGGCTGTTAAAAGTAATAATTCGTTTCCGTTAGTATCTAAAATTGAAGTTCCAATTTTAGGTGCTGTCAAAGTTTTATTTGTTAGAGTCTGTGTTCCAGTAAGAGTTACATCTCCCGTTGCCCCTACAGTCGCCTCATAAACTCCAGTGTTAGTTGCAACACCATCAAGATAAATAAGTTTATATCCTTTATCTCCTGTTGCAAAAGTAACTGTTGCACCTGAACCAGATACAGCTTTTAATTGTACTGTTTGTGCATTTGATGTACTGTTTTTAATAATGTAAAAATTTTCTGTAAGAAGAGGAAAAGTTACAACTCTGCTTCCTGTAATAGATCCTGTTAGTTCTATAACTCTTTGTTGAGCAGTACCTGTTAAAGCACCGTCTGCTATTGTTAAAGCTGTTGGTGTACCTGAATCAGTTACAGCTTGAGAATTATATCCACCAGTTAATTGTTCAATAAGATTTAAGTTAGCGTTTGTTTTGTTTCCCCAAGTACCAGCATTTTCGCCGGTTGCCATTAGTTCTAGACCTAGATCTGTGAATGTTGATGCCATAATTTTGTACTCCTGATTGTTGTTATTTATATTGTTTATTTATTACTAAGTCAAACATTAGTTTGCTACTTTTCTTGTGTAACCGGTACTATTTTTAGGTACTTTTCTTGAGT